CAAAAATTGTCGGCAATCCAAAGCTCGGCATCCTTTCCAAACTTTTTCTTGCACTGTGCCGCGATCATATCAGCGGCCATGTCGCGCGCCATCTTCCGGACCGGGTCAAGCTTACTTTCCGGCGTCTTGCGTTCTTTCGCTTCAAGCGGATTGCCACTTTCCATTTCCGCGATGAAAAGCTTAACCGCGTCAATCTTGACTTGGCCTTTCAACGCGGACGAGTCATCATTCGGCAAGCGGCGGCAACCGTATTCAATGACCCGCGCAAGCCAGGTAGGATGCAGCTTGTTCGGGTCAACGTAAACCGCCACGCGGTCAAGACCTTCAGCTTGCGCCAAGCGCAATTCAACAATTTCGTATTCCATCGGATAGACTCCTATCGGCGCATGATCGCACCATAAGCAAGCGTCGCAACGCTTGCCAAGGTACGATCACTTGCTCAGCGCGTCATACCGCCGAAGGTAAGATGCCCGAAGCCGGATAATCGTTGCGTCCTTAACCCAGCCCGGTCGGGCAATTTCAATCATCGTTACCGCATGGGATAAGCCGTGTAACGTCTTGATACGCGCAAGCCGGTCCGCTTGTTCCTGATACCAACCTTTGTTGGCATAATCGCTTTGCATCTTGTCCATCTTGTGACTCCATCGGTTGATTGTTTCGATGACCCTTTGTCCCATATCCCGCCCAGGCCGTCAATAAATATCTTTCCAATCAATTCAACACTTTACCGAGTCTTATCCGCCCACGTTCATTCCCCAAGCCGGCCTTGCGTGTTTCTTATTCGTCCCAACCTCGCGCCACAAATTCTTGCCGCAAGCGGGTGGGGGGTTCGCCGAGTGCCCCCGCCTCGCGCGCCGGGGAGGCCATCAAAATTGGTCACCCAGTTTCCTATCGGTATGGCTTCCTATCTGTATGGCTCTTAAACCCTATTAACCGGCCATACCCTTCCGCCCCCCGGCGGAAATTCCCCCTTGCTCTTCCCGCCGCGATATGTTAAACTCCTCTGCAAAGGAGGCCTGCCATGCCGGACGATTTCATTAACCTCGATAGCCTTGGCCTTCGCACAGTTGGGCGGGCGAAGTCGCCCCTTAGCTATAGCGAAAGCGGTTTGCTCACCGGGGCGGACTTGGCGCGGCTGAACGAGCCGAGGGAAAGTGTAGCGCCTCCGATCAAGCGGCTAAGGGAGCGCCATCACAGCCTCGCCCGAATGATCGCGGACGGGATGGCGCACGGCCATGCGGGCCTCGCTTGCGGCTACAGCGGTTCGCGGGTCAGCATCCTAATGTCCGATCCCACCTTCCGCGAACTTGTCTCACACTATATGGAACTCCGCACCGAGCGTTACTTCGACGGCATCCAGGCGATGTCGGAATTGCACATGGACGCTACGGAGGAACTGCGGGACCGGCTCGAGGACGACGCGGAAAGCTTCTCCCACGGCCAGCTTATGGAGTTGGTCAAGCTGACCGCCGACCGTAGCGGCAAGGGGCCGACAACTAAATCCGAGGTTGACGTGAAGATCGGCCTTGCCGACCGGCTGCAGGCAAGCTACCAGCGTGTGCTGGATTACCGCGCGAATGAAGCGCTGGACGTAACTCCGAAAGGAACCACACCGTGAGTAAAGACCAACCCGGAACTGCCTACGTGCTGCTTACCAAAGCCAGCCCACTACCCCTTGGCCCCTGCCGCGCCCTTCTAGTAGGCACTCCGGGCACGGCCAACCTTACGCAGCCAAACGGCACTACCCGTGACGACGTGCCGCTGCAGGTCGGATACAATCCGCTCGAGATCAGCGCACTTCGTGCCGGTGGAACCGCTGACAACATTTGGGGGATTTACTGATGGACGACCGCGAAAGCCCAGACGACAACTTCCGCCGTTCCTACACACGGAAAGAGCGGATGGCTATGGCTAAGCCGAAAGCGAGAGCGGCGAGCGCAGCTAAAGCTGAAACGAAAAGCAGAAAGTCAGCGGCAGCTAAGCCTAAGCCTAAGGCGGCAGCTAAGCCTAAAGCAAAACCTGCGTCGGACGCAATCGTGACCAGCAAGCTGCCCAATCCCGGCACCCGATCCAACGCGGACGTCATCGCCACCACCAAGAGGGGAATTGCTTCCGCCGAGGCCAAAGCCTCACGCGCAGGGCCCGCGACAGGCACGACCACAAAGTCTACGCGCAAGTCGGGCGACCGTCCCGCCAAAGGTTCGGGCAACGCTGGGGCAACTGCTTTGGACATGTCGCCTTCTGCAGTGCGCCGCCGGAAAATTGCAGAACTAACTGCCGGGCGCAGAAAACCGTTAACCAAAACCCGCTAACGCTCCCAAGTCGGCGAGATTTAAGTAACGCCGGTCATAGCTTTAGAATAAGAAAGCCACCATGCCCCTGTCCGACAATGATCAACTAATCGCAGCGTTGGCGACGTTCTCTAACGATCCGCTCGGCTTCGTCCTTTGGGCCTACCCTTGGGGCGAGCCGGGCGAGCTACTCCATCACACCGGCCCCGAGCCGTGGCAGCGAGACCTGCTTAACTCCATCGGTCGGGGTGTCATCTCTGTCGAGGAAGCGATTGCCGAGGCACAACTAATCGGCGAGGACGTTGACGCCTCCCCCATTCTCGAGTCCCGTACCTCCGGCCACGGCATCGGCAAATCCGCCTGTGTTTCGTGGATACTCGATTGGGCGCAAAGCACGATGGCCGATACTAAAGGCGTCGTGACCGCCAACACAGAGAACCAGCTCAAGACAAAAACATGGGCGGAGTTTGCCAAATGGCACCGCTTATCCATGACCAAATCGCTATTCCGCATGACCGCCACCGCCCGCTTTTCCATCGACCCGGACCACGAAAAGACCTGGCGCATCGACATGGTGCCGTGGAGCGAGAAGAATATGGAGGCTTTCGCCGGCCTGCACAACCTCGGCCGCCGCATCATCATAGTATTCGACGAAGCGTCCGCCATCGCAGACATGATTTGGGAAACTACCGAAGGCGCGCTCACCGACAAAAACACCCAAATCATCTGGTGCGCGTTTGGCAACCCGACTAAGAACTCCGGCCGCTTCCGTGAGTGCTTCCCCGGCGGCGAGTTCGCCCACCGCTGGAACAGCCTCGCAATCGACTCGCGCGAGGTCTCCATCACGAACAAAACGCAGATTGCCCGCTGGGTAGCCGACTACGGCGAGGACCACGATTTCGTCCGAGTCCGCGTTCGCGGCGTATTCCCCCGCAATGACGCGATGTCCTTCATCTCCCTCGAGGCCGCGCGAGAGGCAGTCGTCCGCCCGCTCCCGCCGCGCAATGACGCCCCTTACGTCCTCGGCGTCGATGTCGCTCGCTTCGGTGACGACTCCAGCGTCATCTACCCTCGCCGCGGAAACGATGCGCGCAGCCAACCGCCAATAATCCTCAAAGGCCTATCCACCACCCAACTCGCCACCGTAGTCCACAACGAATACCTCCGCCTTGACGCGATTGCAATTTTCGTTGACGGCGGAGGCATCGGCGGTGGGGTGGTCGATCAGCTTAACTCAATGGGCCTGCCCGTCTACGAGGTAACCTTCGGCGGCGCCTCCGACAACGCTGACCCGCAATCGGTCGGCGAAAAGTACCTCAACAAACGGGCCGAGATATGGGGCAGTCTCCGCCGCTGGCTTATGCGCGGGTGCATCCCAGACGACATCCCGCTTTACGAAACCAAACTAACTGTGGAAATGTCCGGCCCCACCTACACTTTCTCCCGCGAGGACTTTATCCAACTCGAGTCCAAGAAAGATCTGCGCCGTCGCCGCCTCCCTTCGCCCGATGTAACCGACGCACTTGCCTGCACGTTCGCCTACCCCACAATGAACTACGCGCCGGTATCCAGCAAAGCCGAGTACTACACCGATCCAAACCCCTTCAGCGAGGTCCGCGATTATGCCTAAACCCCCGAAGATTAAGCCGTCGCCAAACTCCCCCACTGTGGCTAACTTCCTTTCCCGAGGGCAATCACAGTCCGGTATGGGCCAGCGCCCGAATAAGAAAACGCGGCCCATAACCGGCTCGAGTTCCACATCATCCATGCCCTCGCTTCTCGGCGGGTTGTAAGGAGTACCCTATGCCAGCAATCCCCGCCAAATCCATGCGCAAGCTATCCGCCGTGCTCCACGCAATGGACACTGAGCGCCAGTATTGGTTCACCCACTGGCGCGACATCAGCGATTACTTCCTTCCGCGCCGCTACCCGTGGCTCCGCTCGCAGAAGGAAATCCGCACCCCAGACCGGCGCAACCGTAAGCTAATCGACTCGACCTCGACGCTTGCAATCCGCACCCTTGCCTCCGGTATGATGTCGGGCATCACCTCCCCCGCTCGCCCGTGGTTCCGCCTGCGCATCACCGGCTACAGCGAGGCAGCCCTTTCCGACGCGGCCAAGCTGTGGCTTGAGGAGGTTGAGTCCCGCCTCGCCACGCTGATGGCCGAGAGCAACATGTACAATTCGCTTGCCGTCCTTTACCTCGAGTGGTGCGCTTTCGGCACCGCATCCCTAGCGGTCTATGAAGATTTCAACGACGTCTTCCGCTGCTACAATTTCCCCCTCGGCGAGTTCTACCTATCCATGAGCGGCGATCAGCGCATCAACCGCCACGGTCGCCGGTTCGTCCGCACGGTCGAGCAACTCTACGATCAATTCGGCGAGGACGCGCTGAGCGAAAGCACCAAGCGCCTGTACGCCCAAGGCAACGCCTGCCTATTTAACGAGGTAGAAGTCGCCCACCTAATCGAACGCAATGATCCCGATGACGGCATCCTACCCCGTAGCAACGCGCCCTACCGCGAGGTCTATTGGGAAATCGGCAGCAACGACATGCGGGTGCTGCAGGCCTCCCCGCTCTACGAATGGCCGACCGTATCCCCTCGCTGGGAACTAATCGGCAACGATAGCTATGGCGTTTCTCCCGCAATGGACTGCCTCGGCGACGTGCAGGAATTGCAGCAGCTTCACCTCGAGCGCGCATCCGGCCTCGCCAAGCAGGTTCGCCCGCCGCTGATCGTAGACCAGCAGTTGAAGAACCGGCCCAAAGCCCTTGACGCTGGCGGCCTAACCTACGCGGCCACAGCTAATCAAAACTTCGGCGCCAAGCCTGCGTATTCCGTCCAACTCCCCTACGGTGAATTGCGCATGGATATTGAGTCCCTGCAAAAGCACATCCGCGAGACGTGCAAAAACGACCTGTTCAACATGATTTCCCAACTCGACTCGGTCCGCTCCGCAACTGAAATCGACGCTCGGCGGGAAGAAAAGCTAATCCACCTCGGCCCAGTATTCGAGCGGTTCAGCAACGAAGGCCTCGACCCGCTTCTCCGACGCATCTACGGCATCGCCGAGCGGGCAGGAATGTTGCCGCCAAAGCCGCCCGAACTCGCCGACACCACAATCGACATCCAGTACATTAGCATCCTGTCCGACGCGCAGCGTAGTTCCGGCACGGTATCCATCGAGCGCTACCTGCAAGTAATCGGGCAAGCCGCCGCAGTCTGGCCGGAGGTAACCCTCGTCCCCAACGTCGAGGAACTCATGCGCGATTACGCCGAGGGCATCTCGATCAAACCCTCCGGCCTCAACTCTCGCGAGACCGTAGCTGAACGTCGGGCGGAACAGCAAGCGCAACAGCAACTGGCGCAAAGCGCGGAGGTCGGCAACAACCTGGCGGCAGGTGCGAAGGTGCTGAGTGAGGCTGACGTGGGCGGCGGTATGAACGCCTTGCAGTCGCTTATGGGTTGACGGCGAAAGTGGATTGTGATAGGCTACAAAAAGGACGGGATAAAGTATGGCTGCGAAACCTACAGAGCATCGACGTTGGGAAAAGCTCGACAAAGAGCGACTATCCTCAGCGGTACGGGAGATCGGGCGCACGAGCAACTTGCGCTTTTTCCTCCGGACAATTCTAGGTTCTTCCGGCGTGCTGTCCATACTCCCGTCCGATAACGCGCTCGCTATGGCCAGAGCCGCAGGCCGACACGAGTTGGGGATGGAAATCATCGCCACGCTGAACGAAACAAATCCGAGGCTTTGGCCTCAACTTCTCTTGGAGGAAGCAAATGAAACTTTGGAACGGCTACAACCAGATGGTTACACAGATGGCGAACGAGGGCAGTCCGGGGATGACTCCGCCGACGGAGACACCGCCAACCGATACTGACTCGTCACTTCTCGATGGCGGACCTCCACCGTCATCTGAGGCCGAGGGGGGCGAAGGTAAGGCGGCTCCCGAGCCGGTTGTCCCCCTCGTGTTAACCGACATCACGTTGCCCGAAGGCTTTGCTGACGTGATCCTAACCGCCGGAGCCAATGGCGCACCCGACATCACCCTCCTCGGCTCAGCCCTCGAGGTAATGAACGACACGAATTTGTCGCCGAAAGAGCGACTGCAAAAATTGGTTGATCTGCAACAGCAGGCCGGACAACTTGGCGCGCAGGCGCAAGAGAAGTCCTGGACCGATATGCAGAACCAATGGCGCAAGGAAGCTACGGAGTTGCCCGACATAGGTGGGGCCAAACTGCCGGAGACCTTGGCGCAGATTAAGAAGGGTTTGGACTCCATCGGCGTCCAGCCCAGTTTCTACGAAGCGATGCGGCTAACTGGTGCGGGGAACAATCCTCACATCCTCAGTGCGTTGGCAAAGCTTACTTCCGGCCTAGTTGAAGGCTCACCTGTTTTGGGCGAACCACCGAAAGGCAAACTGACTATGGCTCAAAGGCTGTACCCAACAATGCACCAAACGGAGTAAACCCATGGCTGCGCTTGACAACCAATTCCCGACTTTGCTCGACGTTACCAACGCAATGGACCCTGACGGTTCCATCTCAATGGTCGCCGAAATCCTAAATGAAACCAACGAAATCCTCGACGACATGGTATGGATCGAGGGCAACCTCCCCACCGGCCACGTCACGACCGCTCGAGGCGGCATCCCGCTGGGCACTTGGCGCAAGCTCTACGGCGGCGTCAAAGGCAACAAGTCCACTCGCGTTCGCGTGACTGACACTTGCGGTATGCTGGAAACCTACGCCAAAATCGACAAAGCGCTCGCCGACTTGAACGGCAACGCTGCGGCTTTCCGCGCAAGCGAGGACCGTGCCTTCATCGAAGGCATGTCGCAGGTGATGGCGGACACCATCTTCACCGGCGATACGGGTCTGCACCCCGAGCGCTTTCTCGGCCTGAACGCCCGCTTCAATTCCCTCACCGCCGAAAACAAGGACAACATTGTCGTCGGCGGCGGCACAGGCACTGACAACGCGTCGATTTGGCTGGTAGGTTGGGGCCCAAACACTGTCCACGGCATCTACCCCAAGGGCAGCAAGGCCGGCCTTCAAGTCCGCGACCTCGGCGAAGATACCGCTGCGGCCGATGACTCGTCAGGCGAATACCAAATCTACCGGACGCACTACAAATGGGACTGCGGCATGTCCGTCCGCGACTGGCGTTACATCGTCCGCATCCCGAACATCGACCGCTCGGCGCTGACTTTCAACGCAGCTACCGGCGCCAACCTCCCCAACCTCATGTTCGAGGCAACCGAGCGCGTCCCCTCCCTCCAAGGCGTGAAGTTCGCGTTCTACATGGATCGCACGATCCGCACCAAGCTGCGGCAGCAAGTTGCTTCCGCCGTCACGGCCTCAACCCTCACGACCGATATGGTAGGCGGCAAGCGTATCATGGCGTTTGATGAAATCCCTGTCCGTCGCACCGACGCTTTGTTCGGCGACGAAGCCCTCGTTTCGTAAGGAGAAACAGCCATGTATGTCGATCGACTCAACGAGTTCTGCAATAACGTCGCGTTAGACACCGGCGCCGCGGGCAGCTATCTTCTGGGCGACCAGATCGAGCTGCTGTACCCCCGCGACATCGGGATGGGTACCTACAACCAGCTATTCCTGGTCCTGCAGGTTTCCGTCGCGGCCACTAGCGGCGGCTTGGCCACAGCATCCTTTGCCCTCGCATCTGATGCAACTGCCGCAATCGCGACCGACGGCACCGCTACCGTTCACTTGCGGACGGCGGCCTTCCCTGTCGCCTCGATGACCGCGGGCAAAGTGCTGTACGTAAGCACCCTTCCCTTCGAGGGCGTGGTCTACGAAAAGTTCGTGGGCATTTTGCAAACCACAGCGGTCGCCGCGTTCACCGCTGGCCGTGTTGACGCTTTCCTCACGCCAACTCCGCAGCTTTGGCGCGCCCACGTTGACGAGGCTTCCCGCTAATGGCGGGGGGTAAAAAGTTGGGGGTAGTTCCCCCAACCACCCAACTCTACCGTCTGGCCCGCCGCTACATGGGCCCAGAGGGAGCGTTTGACGCAGGCGATCTTCACTACTTCGCTGAAGGCAAAGCACCGTCTACTGCCGTTCCGGTAAGCGAAAGCGCCCTGCCGGAAACTGCTGCGGTGCCGCCGATCGAGCTGAACGACGACGACGATTGATAGGGAGCGGCTGCCATGACAGATAAAGTGACCATCTGGAACCTTGCACTATCTGCCGTAGGTAGCCGCGCCCTTATCTCCGACCCGTTAGAGAAAGGAAGGGAGGCGGATTTGTGCCGCCTCTTTTACCCACGAGCGGTAAGCGCCTTGCTTAAATCCGCCTCGTGGCCTTGCGCTAATGCCTGGGCCCGTCTTGCTGTAGTAGCCGAACGCAATTTCAACATCGCCTGGGTTCCCGGCCCGCTATCCCCCGAGTGGCGTTTCGCCTACGGTGCGCCGAGCGACATGCTTGCGCCTCGCTATTTGCAAAGCTACGCCCGCTTTGATGTCGGCAACTATAACGAGCAAACGCTTATCTTCACGCAGGAAGTCACGCCGATCCTGCGCTACACCAAAATGGTCGAGCGGGAAGAAACCTTCGACGAGGCCCTTGTCTCCTCCGTCGTCGCGCTTCTCGCCTCAAAGCTGTGCTTGCCGCTCACGGGCAAAGATACTCGTACCCGTGCGCTGCGTGAAGAAACAACTGAAATTGTCCTCCTCGCCCGGACTGAGATGGCGAACGAAAGTGAGAGCGAAGTTGACGCGCTGCCTAGCTGGCTGCAAGCGCGAGGCCTCGCAATGTCCCCGCGCGCCACGCACTACTTCTACCCCTACTTTGACATAAACCAAGCGAGTTTCTAATGGCCGGGCAAGATAAAGTAGTCTACGGTTTCATCGCGGGCGAAGTCTCCCCTGACTTCTACGGTCGCACGGACCTCAGCAAATACGAGTTCGGCCTCTCCCTTTGCCGCAATTTCTTCGTTGATTTCGCTGGCGGGATTAAAATTCGCGGGGGGTTTGAGTTCGCTTCCGTCATGCAAGGCGGCTCGACTCGTTCCGTATTATTCGCGGGCACGGTGGATGATTACGAACTTGAGTTCAGCGCCCTGCGTATCCGCGTTGTCCGTTATGGCCGATACATTCTCGAAAGCGCGAAAGCCCTCACTGACGTTACTGACGGCAACCTAGTCGGGCTGGCCGCGCATGGTTACATCAACGGGGATTTGCTATCCGTCTCTGCCGCAGCGCCGTTCGCCAACCGTTATCTCGAAGTCTATTCCGCCGCCACTAACACCTTCCGCCTGAAAGAAGTCAACGGCCCTACGCCAGAAGTCTTCGGCGCTATCGCCGGGGGAAGCGGGACTATGGCGCGAGTTTACACAATCGCCACTCCTTACCTCGACGCAGATATTTCCAGCCTCCGCCATGAGCAGAACTACGAGCGCGTTATCATCACGCACAAACTCTACCGCCCCAGGCTGCTAACCTACATCGCGGACAATAACTGGTCAATCGCGTTGCTTTCAACCGTTGCGTCCGCGCCCTCCCCCACCGGCCTGACGCTCACCCCTTCCTCGGGAGGGACTGCGGGCATCGCCTTCTCCGTATCTGCGATAGTAGATGACGTTGAGTCTCAAGGAAGCCCTTACGCCTTCACCGCTCTCTCGGTAAACTACGCCGACACCGCTGGCTCGCTAAAGCTGAATTGGGCCGCTGTGCCGAAGGCTAAGGAATACAACGTCTACCGCTCGCTAATCCTACCAATCGGCGCCGAGATAAGCTACGCGCAATCCGTGGGCTACCTCGGCCGCGCAATCGGTCCGCAATTCACTGACAACAACATCACGCCCGATTTTACCAAAGCGCCGCCGCAGCTATTCAACCCTTTCGTAAACGCGGCTATAATCGACATGGACGTGACTACAGCGGGCACCGGCTACACCACGGCCTCGGCAATTACCATCGCCGACCCTACAGGCACCGGATACATCGGCCACCCGGTAGTTTCCTCCACCGGCACGTTGCTCGGCGTCGTGACAACTAACCCCGGGAGTAACTACACCGCGCCTGTAGTGTCCATCTCCATCGGCTCAAGCGGAGCGATAACCGCAGTCGCAAGCGAGCTTTCCGGTAACTACCCGGCGCTTGTCCGCTCCTTCCAACAGCGTATGCTTTTCGCGGCGACGACAAATGACCCTATGCGCCTGTGGGCGACGAAACCCAACACCCTCAACAACTTCGACCTGTCACAAGTAGTCAACGCTGGTGACGGCTACAGCTACCAACTGGCCGCGCGCGAAGTCCGCCCGATCCAGCATATGATCGACCTTCGGCAAGGCGTCCTTGTTTTCACAACAAAAAACGTAGTGCTGCTGCGGGCCGAGGAAGGCAAAGCTGTCTCGGGCGTAAACGCCCTCGCCGAACCTCAAGCATACAAGGGCGCCAACAGCGCCGAGCCGATCATCATCGAACTCGACGTTATCTTCGCGCAGAAAAACAGCAGCGTGATAAACGCGATGCTTTATACCGAGTACACTAACACTTTCACTATGCAAGACATCGCGTTGCTAAGCAAGCACCTGTTCAAAAACCAGTTGGAAATCATCCGCTGGGCTTGGCAAAACGAACCGCACAAACTCCTTTGGGGTGTGCGCAGCGATGGGGTTTTGCTCTCACTTACTTACGACAGAGAGCAGGAAGTATTCGCTTGGGCGCAACACACTACCCAAGGAAAAGTGCTCGACATCCTAATCCTGCAGGAAAACGGGAAGGAAATTCTATACCTCACTGTCGAACGCTATCTCCGCAATCGTTGGGTACGTTGCCGTGAGCGTATGGTTTACAACGAAGTGCTTGAGGCGGAAGATTGGTTCGGCCTCGACAGCGGGTTGCAGCGTGGCCTAACTGTCGGCGCGTCCACCTTAACAGCAGCTTATGTCACCGCAGCGGAAACCGAAATCGACGTAACTTTTACCGGCGCAGCGGCAGCGCTCGTAATCGGCGACGTGCTCTTCTTCGGTGGCGGGCGGGTGATAGTCACCTCGGAGATCAGCGCAAACCTTGTCCGCTGCCAGGTAGATCGCAAACCCACAAACCTAATGCACGTCAAAAAAACCCTTTACCCTGTCCTTGCAGGCGATTGGCAATACACTACCCCCACCACAACGCTAAACAACCTGTGGCACCTCGAGGGACAAACGGTTTCAGTAAACGCTGACGGCGACGGCTTGCTTGCACACACAGTAACCAACGGCACGGTGACACTAGAGCATCCTGTAGCTAAAGCAAGTGTCGGCTTGCAGTACGTGGCGGAAGCTAAAATACTCACCCCGGTGTTCCCGCAAGTCATAAGCGAGGCGTTGCCGAAAGACATTCTCTCGGCTCACGTCCGCCTACTCAACACCCGAGGATTGGAAGTCGGCCAAGACGAAGCTAACGCTTTCGGAATGAAAGACTTGTCCGATGAGGATTGGGGCGACGCGCTTAAACTCCGCAGCGACTTCCCCGAAATCGTCCTCGGCGCGCCTTGGAACAAGCTAGGCGGGTTGTACCTCCGCCAACGCTACCCGCTTCCCGCGCACGTTCTAAGCCTGGTTGAGTCCGTGGAATTAGGGGAAAGCTGATGGGGTTCAGTTACATCAAGCGATTGCCGGATGACTGCACCGCTGACCCGGCGATAGTCCTGCTAAGCAGCCGTCTGTTCACCTTCACTTCCGGGGATAAAATCCTTGCCTACGGCGGCGAAATCTTACCAGATATGGCTGGCGCGGAGGTCTACCTCTGGCTAGAGCTAGCGCATCGCGATTACACCCTACCGGGACTTCGCGCTGCGATCCGCTTTATCCGCGCTCACCTTGGCTCGCTACCTTGGCGGCCTATGGCGGAATGCGAAGTGAATAACGCGCGTAACGAAAAGTTTCTTCTAGCCTGCGGCTTTCATCACAAAGCGTACCTAGGTGACCGCAACCTTTACGAATGGGAAATCTAATGGCAAACCTAATCCCTCTTATCGTTGGCGCGGCGGGTTCGGCTGGCACGATGTCTCTTATCTCCGCCGGTATAGGCGCAGCCTCCTCAATCATGTCAGGCAACTACCAAGCGAAAGTGGCGAATAACAACGCTACCATCGCAGAGCAAAACGCTACCCGCGTCCGGCAAGAAGCTGCAACTCAGGCTCAAATGCAGGACATGGAAGCCTCACAGGAAATTGGGGCGATGCTTGCCCAATCTTCCAGCAGCGGACTTGACGTAGGCGTAGGCTCAGGTGCGCTGCGGCGGAAGTCGGCCAGCGAACTAGCCGCCCGTGACCGGGGCTTCACCATCTACCAAGGCCAAGTCGCCGGGGATGCGTATAAGCAGGAAGCGGCCAACTTCCGCTCGGAGGCTAAAGGCGCAAAGCTAGGCGGTTTCCTTGGGGCGGCCACCTCCCTTTTCGATCTGGCTGGTCCTAACCTACTCGGCGATGCGGCCAAAACAGGCAAGCGCGGCATCCGGCCCAAGCGTAACTCAATATACACTGGAGCGGTCTAATGGCAATCGGCGATGTAACGCTGCGGGGAACGACAGCGGCGCAGTTCCAATCAAGCAGCGGCGGGAACGGCGTGGCTACTGCGTTGAACAACCTGTCTGTCAAGCTAGGTGTTCGCGCAGACAAACTACAAGCGGAAGCTAAGCAGAAAGCGGATCGCTCCGCCGATTTCAACGCGCGTGTAGGCGTGACGCAAATGCAAGGTGAGTGGTCGCGTTCTCAAACCGACTACATAAACGACGCGCCTATCGACGGCGCAGGGATTACAGAGAAACGCTACGCCGACCTGAAGTCGCAGCGGGATAGCTTCATTACAGGCCTACCCCCAGAACTGCGTGAGGAATACACCGCTATCACCGAGACCATGTTGCAGGACTTTACCACCAACACCTACGCGGATGAATACAAACTTCGCTACAACTACCAAGGCGAGGCGCTTACCAAAACCGCTGGCGAACTGGCCGCGTCCATCCGCGCCGGTAAATCTACACTGGAAAGTTCCCTCGCCGAGTTTGACGAAGTGCTGGCCAAGAGTGACTTGTCCGCGGCGGCCAAGCAAGCTATGCGCGATGGTGCAGCGGCAGACCTCGGCATTGCGCAGTTTACCAAGATAACCGAAGATGCTGCAAGCGCGTCGATAGCGGTGAGACAAACGGACGGAAGTGACGTGGCGGCGTCCGGTCTACTCCCCGCACAACGGGGTTTCCTAAACGCGGTCGCGGCGAGGGAAAGTGGTGGCCGTTACGACATCCGCTATGACGGCGGTTCCGGCAGCACGTTCACCGACTTCAGCGATCACCCTCGCATATTCGCCGCGACGAAAGACGGGCTGAAATCTTCCGCCGCAGGCCGTTACCAATTCACCGCCACGACCTGGGATGATTTGGTAAACCGCTACGGCCGGTCAGTGCTGCCCGATTTCAGCCCGGCATCGCAAGACAAAGCCGCACTACTCCTGGCCAAAGAACGCTACCACATGGGGCGCTCTACCGACGACCGCAGCTTCGATGACCTTATGAAAAACGGCAGCGATGCTGAGTTGTCAAAGATGAAGCGGATACTCGGTGGGACGGGCAACAAAACAACTTGGCAGGCTTTCCAAACCATGCCGGATAGTGAATTTGTCGCGCTCTTTCGCGGACAGAAGGGCATAGCTGG